CTCACTAACATTGATACGTAAATATGCTATTATGTTTCAAAATACATGGACTAGAAATGACGCATACTGGGATATTAATAATATGCACGATTCTTACAGACAGATGACACAAGAATTATCTTTTTTACAGGCAAGAATAGATAAAGACAATCCAATACAATTAAAAGAGATAGTAGGCGAAAATACTTCTTATTATTCTTATGTAATTTGGTATAAAAAGCTTCATGAAAAATATCATAGAGTTTTTAATAGCAATAATCATGGACTAAGATTTAGGCAATTTCTTTATCCCTCAAGAGACGTAATGAAATGTTATGAAGATAGATTAAAACAAGGCTATATCCAAGATTATTTTAAATTTTGCAACATGTGTGTAGATGTGTTAATCTGGGTTAAGTTAAATCAATACAATACTGTTTATTCTAACATAGAAGATAAATGGAGAAATATTAATTCTATTAATTTCAGTAAAGTAAACGCTTTAACAGTAGGAACACAAACCTTTAATCAGTGTTTTTACATTGGAAGTTCTGGAAAGCAACAGTTACAAAAAGACTTTGTTGTGGACTGGTTAGATATTCCAAAATTTAACTCAAATAGCGTTTCAAATAAATTAATGTTATCAACTACAGGACTAATGCCATCTAATAAACGAAGATTATCGAGCGAAAGCGATATATCTATATCTTTAATAACAGATACGACTATATCATTTTCAAAAAGAAATGAAGTTATGTCTATTAATAATAATCCAACTGATATGGATAAATTAGCTTGGATTTTCGTTAATGTGCTTGGCTGTCGAGCTGATAGAAAAAACATTATTTGTTATGATGATGCTCCAGAACATATTCAACAGACAAACATGACATATTGGGCAGGTAATGTAGGTGGTATTAGCAGAGAATCAGCACCATTGTTCTTCAAATTAGAAACTAATCATGAAGTAATAACAGAACTTATTATTCATAATCCTCATTATATATGTGAAAATATAATTAAAGCATTAGTTAATCTTAAAATTCTAAATAAACTAGGATTTCCAAAGAAATTCAAAGATTTATTATGCTTAATTAAAGTTAATGAGAATCATGGTTATCTTGCTAATGGAGACTTTAATGTGGTTTTTGCCAAAGATAGATGCATAGAGCTGTATGATTGGATAGAAAATGAGTTATTAACAGAAGATGATGTGTTTAATCTAGAAGCAAAAGCAAACATAATATGTTATGATTTAACAATAGCATATAATGATTTTATTAATAATAAGTTACTTAATATGACAAGGAGACATAATGTTATCAAAGAAGAAGCAACAAGAAAAAAAGAAAGCGAAATGCGAAGAAACGGGTTCTCTATTAATGATACGGAAGGACATGCAAGACAAAGTGAGCTTTTTGCTTAATGAATTTCCAGACACAGAATGGTCAGGACCTGCTTGGTACGAAATAATGAAAAGTGATGGTGATTTTCCTGAAAAAGTTATGCTTGTATATTTTAAACCTATTGATTTAGGTGACAGTACAAGCACAGAGCTAGATGGAGAAGAACTAGGTAAATTATTACCTGATTTGTATAAAGATAAGCCAGAGTTGAAAGACTGCGCTTTAGGCTTAATACATAGTCATCATACATTAGGTGCTTTCTTTAGTCAAACAGATAAAGATACAGCTTTAGACAATGCTAGTGCTACTGGTTTATATTTTTCAACAGTAGTTGCAAGTGAAAAGACAAAATGTGTTTTTGGTTTTAGTTATGAAGATAGACTAGGATTTAATCATTTTGTAGAAGGAGATGTATACAAACCAAAAGAGAAAATAGTTATAAATCCTGAATGGAAGAAAGAAGCTAAAAGCATAGCTAAAAAAGCCAAAGAGAAAAAGAAATCTTATTTTGGTAGTTTTAACTATAAATATTACAATGGTGAGTCAAGTCAAAGAACTATGTTTGACTCATATTTGTCACCAGCAAGTAAGCTTCTAAATGCTGATATTGTTGAAGAAGAAGATGAAGAAGATATGATTTTAACAGCTATCGATGCTTTTATAATTAATAGAAACTTTAATCAATTCGCTTCAGATATACGAGCAATTAATTCTGGTTTAGATGCGTCTAATGTCTTAAAAGAATATTATAAGGAGAATAGTATAAATTCTTTAAGAATATAATGAAAAAGCCCCTTACATACAAATCAAGTCATCTCCTCCTTGGTATGTAGGGGGCAATAAATTAAAAGGATATTAATGAAAATAAGCAAATTTAGAGCTCAAGAAGCTCTTCAAAGATTAGAAAAAGTAATCGATGAAGAATTATGGAGTATATCTTTTGAATTAGAAAGTGAATATAATATAGATAAACCTCATGAAGAAGAAATAAATAACCGAGAACATCCTGTTTATTTATTAGGCTATTTTGAAGCTTATACTAGAATACGTAATCAATTAAAAAATAAATTAAAAGAGGTAGTTAATGAATAATACAAGATTTTTAAGAAACAAAGACCTTATTAATGTTGAAAACCTTAAAGAAGTTACAATTATAGGTTTAGGAGGCATAGGTTCTTTCCTAGTGCAAACATTAGGTATCATGGGATTTCAAATTGTAAGAGGTTATGATGATGATGTTATGGAATCACATAATTTATCTAGCACTGCTTATGACTTTGATGACGTTGGATTACCCAAAGCTAATTGCGCAATAAAATTGTGGAATAGAGTTACTTCTCCAGAACAAATATTCTATGGAATAGAAGAACGTTTTGGCGTAAATAATAATACTAGTCCCAATATGATAATATGCACTGATGACATGGAATCTAGAAAAATTATATATAGAATGTGGTGGAATAGACATGGTAAATCAAATCCTAATGCTTGGCTTATAGATGCTCGTATGGGTGCTACAAGTATAGAAGTAGTCACTTGTAAAGGTATTGTTAAACAAAATTACTTTGAACATTGGATACCTACAAGTTCAGTACCTTCAGCACCTTGTTCTATGAAACACACAGTATTTGCTACGACAAACGTAGTAAGTATTGTAGCTAGTCAAGTGCATTCTTTAGTTGCAAATTTGTCTTATTATGATTACATTTGGTCCAGCTTGAGTCCAATAAATATCCATTATGGGACATTAATAGTACCTAACATCAACAACAAGGAAACAAATGGTAAAAGTACGCAAAGTGCAGACGGACTGGGGGATAATGCCCTCAGGACTGACTTACTTCTTCATTGGTCAGCCAAAAACAGGTAAAACAACTGCAACTAGTCAATGGAGTGAAAAAGGAGCTGAGGGAGTGTTAATGATTGACACAGACCTTGGCTCTGATTTTACTAATAAAGCTAATGTAGTTACAGTAACCGAACTAAACCCTCCGATGAGAGAACAGATGATTGACGGCAAGCAAGTCGTTAAAAGTGGTAAGCCACAATTCGAAATCGTGCCTCCTGAAGAAAGAGGTTATAGGTTTAGAACGGGTAAAGAAGCAGGTAGTCCTATGCCTGTTTATAGCATGATAGAAGTTTATCAATGGCTAGAAAAAGAATGGGATAGTTTGCCTTATGATACTATTGTTATAGATACAATAGGACAAGTAAACGAATGGGTAGAAACAATAGTTATTCGAGAGTTAGGAATAACAGCTATGGGCGAAGGTTCATGGGGCGCAGACTGGGGAAAAGCTAGACGTAAAAATCTAGACGTTATCAAACGTTTCCAAGGTCTAACTAAAAAGATGGGTGCAAACCTTATTCTTATTAGTCATAGTAAAACAACGAATGTAGTAGATGGTAAAGCTCAACTAGGACCAGAATTACCAAGGGGACTAGGCTATAGTTTAGCCGCTAAAGCAGACGTTATAGGCTATTGTACAGCAGATAAAGATGGTGGTAAATATTACATATCTTTTGAAGCTTATGATGAAAGAGTAGTAGGAAGCAGACTTAAGCCACTTGCTCAAAAGAGACTTCCGTTTAATTACGAAAGTATAAGAAAAGAAATACTAAACTACAAAAAGGAGGACTAATGTCCGAGAGATTCAGACCAAGTGAAATAGAAACATCATCAGGAACAGGAAGTTACTTAGGTATAATTCCAGTTACCATTACAAACTTCGAAGATAGAACAAGTGAGTTTGATTGGGCTGATATGTTTATTGATATAACATTAACATCTCCAAATTCACAATATCCTTATACAATGTCAGTATTGGGTTCATATGATAAAGAACCTAATGGAAACATCAAGACATGTTCATTGTTAAAGAGAGTTTATAATTTGTTTGACTCTATAGGATTCGAAGGTGGACCTAACAAAGAAGGTACATTAGTGGATAAAGAAGGTAAGGTTATTGATAATTTTGAGAAATATCTACATGATAATTTCTTAAAACAACTAGGTAACAAAACACTTTATGCTTATGCTTATAAAGAACAAGCTAAAAATGGTAAGGTTTACACTAAGGTGTATCCTAAATTTGGAACTAGTGAATCTGATTTAGAGGGTTATGTTAACTTTCTAAAATCAAAGAACCTTATAAAGGAAGTCTCAGAAAGTGGAAATGTTGTCCCTACAATAGACAGCAATTCTGACTCAAGTGAGTCAATGCCCTTTTAATGTATGTAGAAATAGCAATCGGGAGTCCTTCGTCAAGAGGGGCTCTCGTTTCTGAACACGATTATATGGCTACTTTATATGAATTAAAGCCCGGATTACAAATGTACAGAAGTGTATTTTTATATGATGAGGATGCATTAAAATTCATAAATAAAAGTGGAAGTATCAAAAACTTTGTAGGCAAAAGATATATTGATGAAGTACCTATTGATATTGATAAAGGTCAACAAACAGATGAGTATACTTTGCAACAAGCTCAATTTGTGTTATTCGAATTACAGGAACTTGGTTTAAATGAAGAGAACTTTCAAATATATTTTAGTGGTACAGGCTATCATATAAATATATCTGGAGAATGTTTTAATATTGAACCAAGCTCTGATTTACCGTTTATACTTAAACAAACTATGAAAGACTTAATAGATTATAAAATAGACTTAAGTGTATACACAAAATCAGCAATAATTCGCTCTCCTTATTCATATAACACAAAATCTGGATTGTACAAAGTTCCATTAAGCGTTACAGAACTAAACACAATGAATGTTCAACAAATACATGCTAAAGCTAATTTTGAAGTTGGTAAACATCAAAAATCGTTAAAAACAATATCAGGTGATGGGAGTCTAGAATCATACGTAAATAAAAATGTTCCTGAGATAAGGTCAATGCAAGCAGTGCAAGAACCAAGGAATGTAGTTCCATGCGTTCAAACAATGTATAAAAATGGACCAACACAAGGAAACAGAAATAACACCGTATTGAGAATGGCTAGTCATTTTAGAAGACATGGTATACCAAGCGATGCAACTAAAGCAAGTTTGTTACATTGGAATAATAATCAATTAAATCCTCAAGTAATTATAGACAAAGTAGAAGCTACATACAATCATGGCTATCAATATGGTTGTAAAGATTCTATTATGTCTGAACATTGTGACCCTAAATGCGTCTATTATAAACGTAAAGATTATTTAATAGATGTGCATACAAGAGAGCAATTACAAGAGCAATTAGAAGAAAGATTATCTACTGATTACACTGGTAAAAGTATAGATTTAGCAAAAAGTTTCGGCTTAAGAGACAAAGATTGCGTTATATACCCCGGTGAATTAGTTACAATATTCGGTCCTACAGGTAGCAATAAAACTACATTAGCTCAAAATATTGTTTTAGGATATGATTTCAAGCAGGATATAATACAACCTGAGTGGCAATTACCAACATTGTTTTTGTCATTAGAATTATCAGGTCATTATATGCATAGAAGAAATCTACAAATAGTATCAGGATTAAATAAAGATGCAGTCAATGAAGATGTACATCAAATAGGTCAAGATTATGCAGACCAATTATCACATCTAACAATACAGACTATAGCAACCCAGCCAGATACTATTGCTAAAAAGATTAAAGAAATGCAACCAGCAGTAGTTGTAATAGATTACATTGACTTGTTAGAATGTCCACCGCACTTACGTGGAGAATATGAACAAGTACGATATATCAGTCATTACCTATCAAACCTTGCTGTAAATATGGATATAATCATTATACAAATCTCACAAGTATCAAGAGATTATAGTAGAAATGAAATACTAGACATATATGCTGGTAAAGGTTCAGGTGCTATAGAAAATGCATCAAGAAAAGTTATAGGTATTAATGGTAGACAAGATAATACAGCTAAAGAAGTATCTCTATTTAAAAACTCAGATGGTGATTTATTTGATGTAAATTTAAATTGGACGCCATCATTCAGATTACCAAGGACAACGTAATGAGAGGCTCAAATAAACGACATCATATAATCAAAGCTGAATTGACTACAATGCAGAAGTTTTTTCTACAAGATATGGCTAAAGAAGAAAAGCGTTCAGTAAAAAAACAAACTGAATACTTACTAGTTTCAGCTATAGAAAAGTATGAAAAAAGAAAACAGAAGGAGCAAAATGGCTAAAGAAACAACAAGAGACCTTATTAACGAGTTTATAGACGTAGAAATAGACAAAGAAAGGGGGATATACCCACCTGATGATATAAGCTACAAACTATCAACTGTTAAAGGTAAGATTAAAAAGAAAACAGAAGGTATTGACCGCTATATGGTAGAACTTAATAGAAAAGAACATCTTATTGATGCTGAAATTGAAGCTATCAAAGATGAAATGAATAGACTTAAGTTCCGAAGAAAAGCGATTGAAAGTATGAAAAAATACTTTAACAATGAGTTAATACCTATGATTGTTGAACAACTTGGTGATGAAAATGGAGTTTATGAAACAAACACAGCAAGGTATAAAATGTACGAAACGTGGGGTCCTGTTGTAATTCATAATGAAGAAATAATTCCAGATGAATATAGGGTTGTAAAACAAGTCGAAAGCATTGACAAACTAAAAGCTAAAGAACAACTTAAAGCTGGTAAAAGTATACCGGGTATAGGGTTCTATAAAGTTAAGCGAGTAAGAAGGTCATGATTAATTTTGCTGTAGGTAAAAATGGTTTTGGTTTAAATATACTAAAAACATTTGAAATAACTATTTTTACAGTAACGGATAAAGACGTAACACATCTTTGTTTAGACTTGTTTTTATGGAAAATAGGTTTTTCACAACAATTAACATTAGGAGAAGTAAATCTATGTCACGCAGTAAGAGAAGCCAAAAAGAACTAATATTAGAACATTTAAAACATGGAGATAGCATTAATCCAATGTTAGCCTTACATAAGTTTAATTGCTTTAGATTAGCCGCTATAATACATCAATTAAGAAACGAAAGACATAATATTGTTACAAAAAAAATAGAAGCTCACACAGGTAACAAATATGCAGAATACAGCTTAATTGCTTAAATAACGATTAACTTTAAGGAGTGTACAACAAAAAAAAGTGAGTGACACTTAAATTGTATCCTATTACTGGTTGGCGCTAAGTAATACCCGTACACTCCTTAAATAACAAGGAAAACTATGACAAAAGAAAGATTCGACAAAGATGTAATAAGAGTAGCTAAGCATATTTGCTATTTAACAGATGAAGAAAGACTCGATGAAATAAAATGGGTTATAAATAGTCTTTATTCTAAAAATAAAAAAAATATGTATAATGAATATCCTGAAATAGTTAAAACATCTGAGTATTCAAATGAATGAAGAAATAATAAAATTAATTCAATCAAGGTTAGAAAAAGGTAAAAAAGAATATGGTCAACAACTTGACCCTTTTGATGGCAGAGATTGGAATGTAGAAGCTTTAGAAGAAATATTAGATGGTATGGTGTATATAGCTACTGCAATTTTAAAAATAACTGAAACAAAAACTATTCTTAATAATAACGTACAAAATAAAATAAGAGAGGTTATGAATGGCACGAAAAAAACCAGATAATTACGGAAAAAGAAGTTGGAAAAATAAATTTGAAAGAAGAACATGTATTATTGCAGCTTATACTGATTTAATAAAAAGAGGTGTAATAAAAGAAGGTAGTGTTGCTATGAATAGATGGAACTATTTAAGATTAAATGATTATTTATTAAATACATGAGCATAACTAAAGAAGAATTTAAAAAAGTATTGTATCCAGTTCATAAAACGTTTTGGAAAAAAGCATATACTAAATTGACAAGAAAAATGTCAGGAGTAAAATCTTCTTTAAAAATAAGGTCTAAAGAAAATAATGTTAAATTTGACATTACACTTGATGAAATAAAACAAATGTTCTATAAAGAATATGGAAAAGAATGCAAGTATTGTGAAAAAAAACTTAACATTAGAACTATAGCCTGTGACCATATAATCCCCCTTGTTAAAGGTGGAGATTCCGTAATTAGTAATTTACAACTAATATGTAGAACGTGTAATACACGAAAAGGTCCTCTAGATGAAGATGACTTCTCAATATTAATACAATTAGTAAGTGAATTACCAGAAGAACTTAATAAATATGTAATGCGTAAACTTGCTAAAGGAGGTAGGTTTTAATGAAAGCCACACCAAGAGATATAAAAATCATTGTTTCAGGATTAGATAAGTTGCAAAAAACAATGGAATTTCAAAATCAGCACGGAATAGCTATAGAAGTTCAAGATTTAATGGCTAAGATAAAAACAGAATCTAAATGGACTGCTGAAGACGAAAAGAAAATCATAAGATAAAACACTGTAAACGGCTATATAACACTTGATTTATTGTATAGCCGTTTATAAACTACATACATGAAAACACTAAAATTAAAAAACGCACAAAAACATTGTTGTAATTGGGATAGCGGTAAATGCATGGGAGTAATGTTAAGTTCAAAAGAAGGAGAACTTAAAGTATTCTTAGATAGCGATAAAGAAAATAAACCCTGTACTGCTGATACTGAATGCAACTATTACGATAATATAGTTAAAAAAATAATAAGTTATTTATAGTATTCAGTTTTTAGATGGCATATCGTCATCATCGTCTGACATATTAAAAAGGTAAGGTGTAAGTGAACCAGACATTTCTTTAGCTATATACGCTAAGCTAGTAGCATCCATAGCTAATCCAGCAAGTTTAAACACTTTTCCCGCTGTACTTTTACTAGTAAATAGTTTAATTATCTCTTTACTTGCTTTAGATGGATTATTCTTTATGTAATTAACAAGCATTTTCTTTCTACCACCTCTTTCAAACACGTTTATATCTTCTAAACTAGAACCTCTTGCACGATTAGGTAACCTGCTTTGCCATTCAAAAGATTTTGAAGGTTGAGATGCTTGAGAAGTATTAGTCCATATACCTTTATTATTTATATAATGTTGATGGTAAAACTCATCAATAAGCAAAGGTACGTTATTTTGCACTTTACTACTTTTAAATATATCATGAACATCTGTTTTAATTCTTCTTGAATACACTTTATTATTTTTAGAGTCGAATCTGTATTCACCCATCATATTAACTCCACCTTCAAAATATTGAGCAGTAACACCGCCTAAATTTTTAAGTTTAAACGAACCATCCCATTTTTTTCTTACACCACCCCATAATATCTTCCCATTTTTTTCACCCTGTTTAAGAAAAACTTGAGGTTTAATTTCATTAGCAATATTGTCAACAGCGAACCTATTGAATTTTCTAAACTCATTATTCTTTAAAATGTATGGTCTGTTTTTTCCATCATTTAAATATTTACCATATTTTTTTCCACCAAGGGCTGCATATTGCCTTCTTCCTAATTTAAATTCATCTATATCGCTTCTACCGACCATTTGCCTTAAAAAAGCATTCATACTGCGTATATTATTAACTTCTCCAGTTCCTAGACCATGAGAAAGTTTAGCGGCTATATTATGAAAATTTTTATTAGTTTTATTAAAAAGCATAGCATCGCCACGATGAGTATTTTTAAATACAACAACTTGTTTATCGATACCCTCTCTAATAATTTTACCACCTTTATGAAAAACAATATCTTTATCTAAAGATAACTTTTTACCTAATTTGCTTTTTTTCTCTATTTGAATTTTTGGAGTTGCTATATCGACATCACCTTTCCAAGGTTTTAAAAAACCTTCAGGAAGTCCCGGTAATTTAGCTTCTAGGTCATTCCACCTAGCTGTAATTACAGGAGAATAACCAGCTTGTTTAAGTCGTTTTGTACTATATCTTTTATTAGCTAAAAATCCATTTTCTATTTCATTCTTAGCTATTTCAGAACGATAATATCTACTAGCTTTACCTAATTTAGAGCTTTCTTTATCTAATTTATCTAATTCAGCCTCTAAGTAAGGTATTCTTTCAGGATTTTTATTTTTAGAAATAGCAATTTCATTGTAAACTTCTTGAGTTCTTTTATCAATAGTATCCTGTAATTGCCGAGCATCGTTACTAGCTATGTAATGTCTAAATTCTTCAGGTGTTACAGTAAAACCAGATTTATTTTCTTTTGCAACATTGGAAATATATGTTTTATAATCTTTTCTCCAACTTCTATCTTTTAGTTTATCATTACCAAGGTAATATTTATCTAATTTATCTTCAACTTCACCTCTAAGATTTGCTTCGAAACTTTGTTTACTAGCAAGTCCTTCATTTTTACCAATTCTAAACGCTAATTTATCGCCTATTTTTTCATAAGGTAAATTTTTATATTTTTCTATAGTCGCTTTGCCATAAAAATTATCTACAGTATTTGTTTGTTTATTCATAGCCCAAACACCTGCTTTTGGAATTGCGTTAGCAATACCAACACCTATACTATTGGCTATACCCCTAGTACCTGTAAACCTAGCTTCTTGAGCTTCGTTATCGTCATAATCGGCAGATAAATATCTGTTATATACTTCTTCACCAAGGTAAACACCAAGCGCACTTCTTTTAATCATCTGTTTCTTCCTTTTTAGAACCTAAATATGGGAATATAGGTTTTAAATCTGCGGCTACATCAATTAAAGGAAGTCCAGTCATTTTATTTACGGCATAATATGGATTTTCAATAATGCCACCCTTACCTAATACATCTCTACCAATTCTACCAAATGGAAATAAACTCCAAGCTACATACTCAGTCATCATTTCTTGGTCTTTATTTAGCATCCATTTAAATAATTGTGGCATAGCTCTAAGAAACGGAGGTGTTACTATTTGAAACGGTCCAAGAGGACTACCAAAAAAAGCTCTATCTTTAGTTTTTTCATCTCCAAAGAAATAATCTGCTGTATCTTGTAACCAGTTATATGGTGCAGGTAATGCTGATTCAAACAAAGAGTATGTATATACACTAGCCATTCCTAACATAAAAGCATCTGCTTGCATCATTCTAATAGCTCCATCATGAGCTTCTGTTCCCGGAACAAAGCCATATATTTTAGCTCTTCTAAGAGTGTCTCTTCTAAATCTTACTGAGTTCCAACTCCATAACTGAAATCTTGAAAATATTTTACCCATACTACTCGTTGTCCATGCTGGTCTATATGGAGCAGAGTATAAAAACTGAGTAGCCTTAACACCTTTTTTAGCCATTTCTATTAAAAATGGATGGTCATGGTCTTTTATACTATTGCCAAATCTTTCTCTTGCTTGTAAATAATGAGCCATAAAAGCATCTCTTCTTAAAGCTCTTTCAGGAACTCTCATAAAAGAACTAGCAAATTTAAATGCACTAGCAGATAAATTATATTTTCTTTTTATTTCTAACAGTTCTTTAGGTCCTACTTTTTTACCAGTTTTTAACATATTGCTAACGTCGTTAGCCATTTTAGATAAATTATTGTCTTTTTGTGCTGGATTTAAGCCAACTTCGTATTGTAAGAAATCTTCAGTAACTCCTAATTTTTGCAACCAGTCTTCTACGTCAGACATACTATTCCATTTAGGGTTTACTTTAGCTTTTAGATACTCAATACTTCTAGCATTTTTAAATGTACTCCATCCAGTATTTATAACAGTATGAATACTTCCACCATAAAAGTTAGCTACTGCGCTTTTAGGGTGAGCAAGTAATGATGCTAACTGCCATTTAGCTTCTAAGGCACTCATACTTTCTAATTGAGCGTAACTAACACCAGTCATTTCATCTATAACATCTTCACTTAAATTAAATTCTTTTAACTGTTTTCTGTCTATATTTAATTTTTTTCTTATAAAATCAACTCTTTTTTTAGTTTGACTATCAGAAAAAAACTTATAAGGAGTGTATTTAATTTTCATTAAGGGGTCATTCATTACTTCTTTTGGTATATGAGTAGGGTAACCCATAGCTTGTTGAGCGTATAAACCAAAAAATCTTCTCCAAGCTGTAGTTAAATTAGCGTCTTTAGTTTTTCTAAAAAACTTTTCTCCAAATTCATGAATTGTAGACCTATTTGCTGTTTGCATAGCTTGTCTATAAAATGTATCAATAATATTTTTCATATATGCATCATAGGCTTCTGGAGTTCTAGACCATCCACCAATATGACTTTCTCTACTAAATTGATTTCCAACTTTAACAAGTCCGCTACTCATAATTTCCTTAGCGTGTGAAATATTATTTTGAGCAACTGCTGTAATAATGTCTTCTACTCTATCATAATTTTCACCCATCATATCTTTTGACATATAATCACCAGTCAATCTTTTATACTGAGTAAATACTTTTTTAATCTCTACATCTTTTTCTTTTTTTGTTAAATCTCTTTCATTTAAAGTTTTAATAGCATATTCATACCTTTCTTTAGCTTTCTTTTTATCTAGCCCTATATGGGGAAAATACTCACTATAATCATACTTACTAGTATACTCTGACTGCTCAAAGTCAAGCTTTCTATTTATTTCTTTTAATTTTTTCCAACCATCTTGTTTAATCCGTTTTAAAGGCATATGGCTTTGGATAATATGTTTACTAATAAGTCTAATTCCATCTACTCCATATTTTTCTATCGGAATAGGTTTACCATTTCTTAACAAGTTAGCGACTTCTCTATTCCAAGCTCTTCTTAAAACAACAAGACCACCATATGTAATCCTACCTTGTTTATTTCGTGCCATATCTAAAAATCTTTGAGCAGACTTACCATCACCAGTTAACCATTGATGAACTTTTTCATTCTGTATTGTAATAGCTCTATTAATATTATCAACAACATCAGCACCTTTCATAATCTGAACACCTGTTTTTAAAGGCACTCTATATGTGTTGTTACGCAACTTATTCCAAAGAGGTTTAACTTCATTCCAGTTTTCTATATACTCAGAAAGAAATATTTTATCATTTTTAAATCTTTTATTCGCTATTGTTTTTTCTCTCATAGCAACAGCTATATCATATAAATCTCTTCCATTATCTATTCCATCAAGGTAAGGTAATAGCTTATCTCTAAGTTCACTTTTTTCATTTTGAATTACTTGTTGTGAAACTTCAGTAGCTTTAGCACTAAATTGCTGTATTAATCCCATAGGTGTTATGGGTGTTAGGTTTTTACCCATTACAGTGTTACCAAGTCTATCTTTATATGGACTTATACCTTCTTGTAACTGTCTAAATGCAGAACTAGTAGCTAAGTCTTTATCAATAGTAGCTGGGAACTGCATATAATAAGCTCTTTTTATTTCAGTTTTATTTTTACCAATAATATAATCCCAACTTCTTCTCCAAAAACTAGGAGTATTCATATCATCTAAATAATTCTTAAATGATTGTAAATCAATTTTATTTGCAGTGTTTATATCTTTACCAGCAACAGTCCTAAATAACCAGTTAATGTTTTTAGCATCTACATTATGCATATTGTCAAGATGTCTTTTTATATCAAGATATAATTCATTCATCTCAGGGTCTTTAATATCAGGTTTACCTAACCCTATGAAAGGAGCTAGTTCGTCTAAAAACCTACTTTGAGCCTTGTTTAAATCAGATTGCTCTATTATACTACCTTCAACTCTTTTACCGTTAGCGGTTAATAAATTAATTATTTTATCAGAACCTTTATCGGGAAGCAATGATTCTTCAATGCTTTTTATTTCAACATCTGTTAACTTGGTAGATGCTTTTTTAAATAATTTCTCATATTCATCAAAGTATTTTTTTATATTACTATTGCTTACTACTTTACTATTTAAACCTACTTTCATCAAGGAAGTACTTTCAGCATCTCTTTCTAAATCTTTTAATAAAGCTTCTTGATATTGAGCTTTTTTACCACCCCAAGCTCTACCTTTTTTTAATTTTTTAATATTTTTTCTTAGTGTTCTTTCTTTTTGTAAATCACCCCTTGTTAAGCTACCTAATAACATTGTGTCAAAAAGTTCTTTTTCTTTACTGTTCAATTCTTTGTCTTTTATAAAATCGTTTATCATTTTATCTATAAGAACATTATCAGCACCAGCACTAACTTTATCGCTACTACTTGTAAAATCAGATATATCGTTTATAGTTCTTTCATTGTGACCTATAAAATCAAATTCTAATTTATCAACTTGAGATTTTCTGTTTTGCATTTTATGGTAACTTTGGTTCTTAATATACTCAGCTCTTTTAAAAATTTCATCTATTCTAGCTGGATTAATATTACCTTCCTTAACAACGTTTACAATTCTATTTATAGTCGTAATATCGCTCATATCGTTTACTAAAAAGTCTTCAGACTTTAAAACCATATAATCTATCCATGAACTTCTCCACTCAGGACTAATAGCTTTTACTATACTTTTTTCATCCATACCGTTTTCTAAAACTCTTTTATATGTAGTATTTACTTTTAAGTTATAGGGAACGTCTAATTGATTGTTTTTAGTTTTAGGACTGTTTAAATATAATTCTGCCCAAGCTTCATCATTTTCTAAATATTTCTTTAGGTGAATGTCACTCCACATATTTTTACCAAAAACATACTCAGCAAGTTTACTTTCTTTTACAACAAAAGTTGTTCTATTTAAAATAGGTTTCAACCATTCAAATTTAGCAAGATTATCTTTATGCTCTTGATACATTTGACCTAATGCTCTTCTATCCACTCTTCTAAATAAATTATCACTCCAATTAATGTCGTTAATATCTTTAGCTAAATTTACCATAACATTATTTTCTGCACTTTTTGGTAATTTTGTTAGCTTAGAAAGTATAGATTTAATATCTGAATAAGTATACCTTAATCCAGTGGCGCTATTTTTTCCATACAATGCTGAATTAACACTTAAAAAGTCGCCTATAATAGTTTTAGATAGATTATTCATTGGGTCAGGAGCAAACGTATCAGTTTTATATTTACCTCTATCATAAACTTCTTGTTTAATGTCAAATAGAGGTTCCATCAACAATTGTTTAAAAACATTTTTAGGCATAACTCCAGCTTCATCCATAGGGTCGGAACCTATTGCTATCGCAGCTCTAGACCTTTGTTTAAACATATCCATATTTTCAGGGTTTAAATTTATGACCATTCTTTTAGAAAAATAACCTACAGAATTATCTTTTTTATTATAACTTTTTTTATAGTTTAATATATAAGTTATATTACCTTTCTTGTCCTTCTTTATTATAGATTTACCTTTACTACCATCTTCCATCAATCTAAATAGTTCTACTCTATTTGTCTTGCTAACCATGTTTGTAATAGCATTGTATGCTCCTAATATAGCACTACGTGTATTAACAGCAGTACCAAGTACGTCTCTTCCGGAACTTGCCCCATTACTCATTGCTTGTCGCCATATTGGATTATAGTAGTTAGCATTGTTACTGGCACTTCTTAGATAATCTTCATCGCTTACAGTAAATAACTCCCGAACTTTTAAAGGTTTACCACCATCAGCTCTAGCAATTTTATCTAATTCATCCTTATTGTGCATTTCTCTTTTATTATCAAAAAATTCATCTCTAGCTTCATCGTACATTTTTTTATATTCAGGCTTCATACCTCCTTCACCACCAAAGAATACAAATGCTTTATCACCGTCTAAATCAGCACCACCAAGAGCTCTCATAACCCTAGGGTGCATTAACACTCCATAACCATCTATCCCAGTAAAACCACCTAGCCTAAGAACATTTGCGCCACTCATACTATCCATAGGGACTCTTGTCAAAACTCCCCTAATCATCTCTTTATAATCTTCCACATCATCTTTGTTTAAATTTTTATCCTTAGACATGTTAAACACTTCTTCTAAGGTAGCCTTACCATTTTTAAATCTAGAGTCGTATAAAGGTATTTTTTTATGACCTTCATCGAGGTAAAAAACTTTATTGTTGTCATCATTTATATCGTCCATAGAGCTCTTCATACCCTCATCCCAAGGTCTAATACGAGCTACAGCACTTCCTTTTAACTTAGGTCTAGTTGCGCTATGTACAGCATAATTTTTCAAAGCAACCATTCTAAAGTCTCTAATAAATTTATGCATTAACCCACCAGTACTACCTTTTGGGTATATAGAAGCCAATCTTTCAACTATAGTATTATATTCTTCTAGGCTAATTCTCTCTTCAGCCATTTCATCTCTACTGTATTCAGATTCTTCTGCTGTATTCCTATAATGGTCATCTTGTATTTTAAGTATTTTCTGCATAAGACCAGCTGACGCACTTTCATAATCAGGATTTCTTATAATTTCAAATAATTTATTTATAGGTATTTCATCATATTTTTCTATTAAATCTTTTTCATTTTTAGTAGGGTCAAGTTCAAATTTTTGTAATATATTTCTACCTTCTTCTGTGCCATTTTTACTTTTTCCACTAAAATCTTCGTACATTTGTTTAAATAAATCAGAATTATTCCCATCAATAGCACTCAACACTGTCATCATTTGCTTAGGAAGTCTTTGAGGCTTTATATATTTCTTACTTGTTATTTCAGACATAGTAGTTCTGATATGCTCTATAGGTAAATCATAAACAATGTCAAATTTTCTAAAACCCATTTGCTTAACCGCTGATTCAGGTAGTAATAAATGTACACCTTCTTTTTTCATTCTATCAGAAGTTTCCTTACTGGGTTCGTGTATCATATACTTACCAAGAAGTGCTCCAAGGTTTTCGTCAGGACTCAC